CTGGCGATGAAGTGCTACGGCGCCAGGCCGTGCGGAACGCTCTAAGTGAAGCGGATCCCTACCGGAGAATCCGAATGTATCGGATCCTTCAGTAAGAAAGCACTTAACAAGCGCAGCGTAACCCGTCAGTGTATCAGTACGGTACACTGAGACCGGGGCCCATCCGCGAACTTCGCGACGCTGGAATTTGACATTCCAACGTCCGAAGGAACGGTAGCCAAGGAAAGAGTTACGACCAAGCACAGGACTAGTTTCGGATACATAGGGCAGAGGCCCGAGTACCTTTTCTATCCTTTCAAAAAGATAGAAGCTCGTACGCCAATAGCCTTTCTTATAAAAAAGATTGGCCGAGGCGACGATGGAAATGATCTCCTGAGCTTGCCGCCGATTCGTAGGTAGTAAACTCCGGATGTATGTAGGTGTAACCTCCATACCTCCAAAAGCGTCTACTCCGCAAGACTCTCTGAAGTTTCCACTCCAGAAGGACTTCGAGAAATTCACCTTACAATTGTATTTTTGTAGGGAATCACGAATCGAAATCGCATATTCACGGGGAACGATGATATCGTCTCCGTAAACATAAACCAAAGGGCAAACACTCATAACGTTTGCCCGGTTCACAGGTCTGCCTGTCTCCTTAAGTATCGTCGCTACACAAATAGTGTAGAAATACATCGACTCTACAGGGAAACAGAGTGCATTACCCATGGAAGCAAATTTAACCAGAGGACCAACTTTTTGGCCATCCGGTAATCTTGCATGCGTCGATCTACATGCTGAAATCAAATCCCGAAGATCGGGATGAGAATCAAACATGCTGAGTGCAAGGTCGTTATAAACACGATCACTTGCATCAGATAGATCCAATGTCGCCATTGATCTATCAAGCGACGACTTCATTGCCAAGCGCTGATTTACAGTTTGGTCAGTAAAATTTACATGACCACGCGTTAAATCGCCCAATTCGACAACATTATAAAGTGTTGAACGAACTGCTTGTTGTGCATATTGCATACAACAGGGCTCCATAGCAATGATCCTGGGGCCTTTTTGAGTCTTCGGAACAGGAGTCACTTTACAAGGTAACTCTTGTTCTGGTGGTATGTAGTGGACACGATCCCACTCTCCATCACCTACCGCGGATAAGTTATATCCGTTAGGTAGGAGTGGAAAGAAGGTATCTAGCCGTTCGTACCAGAACTGCCAATTATATTTCTGATTACCAGAAATATGCTCAGCAGTTTGTCCAGGTCCATGTCTGGGTTCCAAAGTCTCCAGTACAATATTGGAAACAATAGGATCCCAAATCTGGCGAGAAGTTTCTCTAAAATAGAGTACTTCTGCGTCAGGAACCTTGAAGCTCGAAAGGTCTTGCTCCGTTGTGACGAAGTTCGACACAGCCTTGTACGTCCGCAAGGAGGTACATTGGATTTCGATCTTCTTGAAGGCCAGACAGATTTGTCTGATTGCTTCAACATAAGTCGAATACTCCTTTGGGTTGTTACGTACATCGTCGTATAACCGACCTGTACCCCTATCGAAAAGTTGAGCCGTCATACCTCTCAAAAATGAGGGGATTGACGCACTAAACGTTTGAGCCTTTGAGAAGGCCATAAACGAGTGACGAAGCTCAATAAACCCTTGTTCAAGGCTTCTTTCGAAGTCTTTATTGAACTCGGGTAGAGTGATTGTCAAAAAAGATAATCCCTCCTTTTCGACGCGTGAAGTGATTGTTTTAAGATCACGATCACGTTCGGGATTAGCAGCGATGCACTTAGCAGTAGCATCATCATAGATGAGCTCTGCTAGTTTCAATTGGTCTCTTACGTGGCTTTTCATACTGCCTCCTGACTAGGGGGTCGGTAATCCAGCTACGTCCATAGACCTCCCCTCACTAAGAGGGCTAATGTGGTTGTTTCATAAGGTGTTAGTTTGAGACCTTATTGGTCTCAAAGCCTTCTTCGACATCATGTCCCTCAAATTTAATTGAGAAGACTTGATTCTTAGGAGTGATTCCTGGTGTTTTCACTAGGAAACGTAAGAGCACAAAGCGAAGAATGGTGACTACGAATTCTATATCGTTTTCAGACATATCTTCTCCTTAATGCTCATCCGCTAACATCTTAGCAGTGGTCGCATCGACCATCAAGGACACTAAAGCGTCCAAAAGATCCTGTACATTGGCTACGGAAAACCCGAAATCGGGCACATCCAAGACAAAGTACGCGCCGCAAGTAACTGATTTATTAACACTCGTAAGAGGATCCGCCGCGACCTTTGTTTGGTCGAGACGCATCATCCGTCTCACACGCCCTTTAGCGGGCTGATGTGAAATCGTACCGATTAAGGTGCGATCAGGATTGTTATAAACAGACTTAAGGCCATCATCTTGCACACGTGCAAGATTATGGGATACTGTAGAAAGAACAACGACAATGGGGTCGCTGAACATAGTTGACCTCCTGAAACATAGGTTTTGGGCGTTAAACTAGTAGTCGGAACAACGGATGCCAATCCGTATACTCCCGCCGAAGCGACAGAGGACTCTAGCCTGATACTGATTAACCTCCCCGGGATATCCCGAGGGCGGTCAGTATCGCTAACTGTTTAACAGACAATTCGCTGTTAGACGAGCCGAGACCAAAACGACTTACCTCATCACGTCTTTTGGACTCAATCTCTTGAGTCCATCTACAATGTACAGTCTGATTACGTAAGTATATCTTACTGTCATTTACAGCATGTGTTTTCACATGCGACATGATGTAGGCATACCTGGCTATTAAGTTATCTTGGATACCATCACTGAGATTGTCTATGACACTCCCAGCGTTAGTAAACCAGTCCACTAGCCAGGACCACGGTGTTATTTTCCAGAGAATTGTTGGGGAAATACGAACTCCGTAATAACGGAGAACGTTGAATGTATGGAGGTACTGACTCTTGTTTTTCGAGTCTTTCCACCACAACTCATTCCTTAATGATGGGACGTAATACTGGAACGAACCTTTAAACCAGATACGCGTATCGACTTGCGTCGTAAACGTAGTAAGGCCAAATTGGTTAATACCAGATATAGGGTTCCACACCAACCTGTACAGATGACCGTCAAGAGGTGGATAGACATAAGGTCCATGCACCCAATGATCGGTAAAAGTGTCCAGAGTTGTCTGTTCTCTAACAACGTTGCCTCCCCGTTTTATCCACTTTCCGTTATCACGAGCGAGCTGTCTTAATGCTCTATCTTGATTATTGAAAGCGTCATGCGTCTGTAAGACGTCATTGACAAACGGGACCCAACCAAAAGTATGGTTGAGGAAGTGGTCAGCAGCCTTCTTCGGCCCAAAATGGGTCGCAGAGCCACCGAGGGACTTCCATATATCATGGAAGCCCTTAGCTGATTGCATCAGCATATCTGCGCCGTCCTTGTAGGTTTCTACAAGAGCGACGGGTAGATCCACTCCTTGTAATTTCGGCTTAAATTGTCTATAAGCCGAGGCACCGTATGCAGAAGCATCTTGGTAATCCTTACCATAAGGACCTGACAACGCCATCTCCTTTAAATCGGACATGGAAAGCTGACCAGGGCCAAATGAAGTAGGGACAAAGCCGCCGTTATAATAATTGGTAACCCCGAAAGGGCCCCAATCATCAACGGCACAAAGGCCTTGAACCTCATACCAAGGACATGTAGCTGATACCTTCCTGAAAGGACCGCCAGCTCGATACGGAGGACCAGGCAAATGAAGCTGGTCAAAGCATCGATCACCTCTCGAGATATCCCAATCGTTACGCGGAAAAACATACGCTGGTTGGATACCTAAGGTATCCCCTTGCCAGGTTTGTTTATGCGTACCGACGAGACGTGGCTCAATGAGATGAGTAAGGCGTTCACGGAAGCGAAATGGACGGAACTTAATGTGACGTCGTTTCTTTTTCCTCTTCCTTTTCTTCCTCTTTCGAGGAGGTCGGGTTGAGGGAGGAATGACTTCCCATAAATTATCCGGGCGACGCCGTCTAATTCTCTTCCACCAAGGTGGAGGAGGGCGACGTTTAGCTTTTTCCATATTGCCTCCGAAGTATCAGTAGATTCTGCAGTTTACACTGTGAGTCGTTTAGAAACGAAGAGACATCGCTGCCTCCAAGACCCCCCTT